CCGTCGTGCACTCCTTCCCGCTCACCGCCGAGATCGCGAAGGCGATGGGCGTCGCGACGAAGAAAACCGGGTGGATGATCGCGATGGCGCCGGACGCGGCCATGCTCCAGAAATTCGCCTCGGGCGAATACACAGGCTTCAGCATCGGCGGCGAGCACCTGGAGCTGAACGGCAAGCCGGTGGAGGTCTGAGGCCATGGCGGATCACAAGCCACTTCCTGGCGTGATGACGAAGTTCCGAATCGACGAGCTCTCCGGCGTGACGCGCCCAGCCCAGGGCGGCGCGAAGGCCGTGATCATGAAGCGCGCCGACGACAATCCGACCCCCTCGGGGGTGAACAAGGCCGGCGACGGCGCATCAAAGGAGGACCCCGTGTCCAACGCGATCAAGAAGGCCCTCGGCCTGCCGGACACGGCGACCGAGGAGGAAGTTGTGGGCGCGATCTCGAAGGCGCTCGGCAGCAGCGAAACCAACGCCGCGGCGATCGCCAAGGCGAACGAAGAGCGCGATCGCGCCGTCCGCAAGGCGTCGATGAGCGCCGACGAGCAGGACTACTGCAAGGCGATGACGGACGACGAGAAGGACGCCTTCATGAAGAAGCCGCCGGCGGATCGCGCCTCGGCCATGAAGAAGGCGCGCGACGACGACGAGGTGCTGGAAGGCCCGGCCGGCACGTCGATCCGCAAGTCCGAGGTCGGCGCCGGCGTCTTCGCGATCCTGAAGGCGCAGGCGACCGAGAACGCGGCTCTCCGCGCCAGCTTCGAGAAGTCCGAGGCGGAGCGCAGGACCGCCACCTTCGCAAAGCGGGCGATCGAGGAGTTCCCGCACCTCGCAGGCTCGGTGGCCGATCGCGCCCTCGTGCTGAAGCACCTCGACACGGCGGACGCCGCGACGAAGACGGCGGCCGAGGCGATCCTCAAGGCGGCCGAAGGCTCCGCGAAGCTGGCCTTCACGAAGCTGGGCCACAACGACGGCAGCCAGGCCGAGGACGGCACGCCGGACGGCGCCGAAGCCAAGCTCCGCAAGCTGGCCGAGGACAAGGCCGCGGCCTCCGGCGGCAAGCTGACGTTCGCCAAGGCGTACGACGAGGTGATCCAGGCGCACCCCGACCTCTACGAGGAGGCGCTCGGCCTGGACGCCGACTGAAGCAGCCGGGCGGGGCTGGTCGGAGCCCTCCCGCCTTTCCCAGCAGCTAGCTAGCAAGGAGACAGGCTCATGCCTGCGAACTACGAAAACGTCCGCTCCATCTCGCGCCTGGCCGGCGCGGATTTCTCGGGCGGCATCCAGGGCGCGAACGCGGGCATCTACCGCTTCGTCAAGCTCAACACCACGGCGATCGCCCTGGACAACGGCGACCAGATCGCGCCGGGCGCCGGCGTGATCCTAGCCGGCAACGGAGATCGCTGCATCGGCGTCCTCTCGGGGAAGCAGATCAAGGGCCACGCGATCTCGGTCGATTTCTCCGGCCGCACGAAGGTGGTCTGCGGGGCCGCGGTCACCGCCGGCGACAAGGTGCAATCCGACGCCAACGGCGCCGCGATTCCGCAGGCGTCGACTGGCTGCGTCCAGGGCGAAGCCTTCGAGAGCGGCGCGGCCGGCGAGGTGATCTCGGTTCTCCTCGACGCCCAAGGCGCTCCGTAAGAGGAGGCCCGGCACAACCCCCTCGCCCTTGCGCCGTCGAGAGACGCCGCTTTCCCTCTGAAGGAGATAGCCCGTGCGCAACGTGCACCGCTACAGCAAGTCCTCGTCGCCTACCCAGGGCGACGTTCACGTCAACGCTCCGCTGACCAACGTCAGCGTCGCGTACATTCAAGACGCCTCCAACTTCATCGCCGATCGGGTCTTCCCGAATATTCCGGTGCTGAAGCAGAGCGACCGCTACTACGTCTATGATCGCGCCGACTTCAATCGCGACGAGATGGAAGAGCGCGCGCCCGGCACGGAATCGGCCGGCGGCGGCTACGATCTGGACAACACGCCGACCTACTTCGCCCCGAAGTTCGCCTACCACAAGGACGTGGCCGACGAGATCAGGGCGAACAGCGACAGTGTGCTGAACCCCGATCGCGACGCCACGATCTTCGTGACGCAGAAGGCCCTCATCAAGCGCGAGCGGACGTGGGCGGCCCGCTACTTCAAGCAAGGCATTTGGCAATTCGGCGCCGTGGGCGTCGACTTCCAGCCGAGCGACGGCGACACGACCGAGTTCCTTCAATGGAGCGACCACGGCTCGACGCCGATCGAAGATATCCGCGCCGCCAAGCGCCGCGTCCAGCAGCAGACAGGGTTCAAGCCGAACAAGATCGTCTTCGGCCCGACCGTCTACGACGCGATCGTCGACCACCCCGACGTGATCGACCGGATCAAGTACAGCTCTTCGCCGAACTCGCCGGCCATCGCCAACGTCAACACCCTGGCCCAGCTCTTCGAGGTGGACGAGGTGCTGGTCATGGAAGCGATCGTGAACCTCGCTCCCAAGGGCGCGACGGAGGACAGCCAGTTTATCGGCGGCAACAACTGCCTCCTGGCCTACGTCACCAAGACGCCTGGGATCATGACGCCGACCGCCGGCTACACCTTCTCGTGGAACGGCTGGATGGGCGTCACCGGCATGGGGCACCGCATCAAGCGGTTCCGCATGGAGCACCTCGAAAGCGACCGGATCGAAGTCCAGATGGCCTATGACCAGAAGGTCGTTGGCTCCGACCTCGGCTACTTCTTCGAGAACGCCGTCCACAACCCGGCCAGCTCGTAAAGGGCCGGCCCGAGAGCACCCTAAGCGGAAGGAATAGCAACAATGCCGCGCCGCTCCTGGCACTCGAAGTTTGACGTCGATCGCGAATTCGTGGTCCGCCGCCGCGTGACGGTGGCGGGCCGCGTTTTCGTTCCCGGGGAGCTCTTCGACAAGACCTCCGTGAACACGCGCCGGCTCCGCCAGCTCTTCGACGCCAGGACGATCCACTTCACCGACGAGAACCCGGGCGCTCGCGTGCGCTCGTGGAAAGACCCCCATCGCCGCCGGCCGTGGGAAGAGATCGAGGAAGCGCCGGAGGCCGAGGCCGACGACGACAACCCCGAGCTGACGCCCGAGGAGCAGGCCGAGGCCGACGCCATGGCCGCGCGCGGCGCCGTCGTGATCCCCGAGGGCTGGGAGAAGTTGCCGTGGGCGCAGCGCCTGAAGCTCGGCGCCAGCGTTGCGGCCGGCCCGGTGAAGACCGCCGAGGAGGTCGCCGCGGCCATCGCCGAGGAGCTGAAGCGCCGTGGGGCTCCTTAGCGGCCAGCTCGCCAAAGCGATCTACGCGGGCTTCAAGGGAAAGCTTCTGAAGGCCCAGCTCCGGCGCGAGGTGATCGCCGAGAGCGGGGGCCTCGACGCCCTGGGCGATCCCCTGGCGACGAGCGCGACGCTCTATCCGTGCGAGGGCTTCGTCGAGGGCTACAGCGCCTTCTACCGCGCGCAAGCCGGCATCCCCGAGACGGACTCGAAGGTGAACCTCTTCGCCTCCAGCCTGGCCGCGCGGCCGACGAAGGACGACAAGGTCGAAATCCCCCTCGCCTCCGGCCAGTGGTGGCAGCTCCGCAAGGTCGACACCGATCCCGCGACGGCCCTGTGGGTCTGTCAGGCGTTCCAGTGCAAGGCGCCCGAGTGATGGCGACTTCCTGGGATCCCGCGAAGGCAATGGCCGCGATCCGGCGCGGCGCCATGAAGGGCGTGGTCGCCGCGACCGAGCTCGTGCACGACGCCGGAACGAAGCTCATCCAGCAGGGGCCGAAGTCGGGCCGCATCTACAAGCGCCGCGGCGTGACGCACCGCGCCTCGGCGCCGGGCGAGGCTCCGGCGACCGACACCGGCGGGCTCGTCCAGTCGGGCCGCACGATCTACGACGCCCCCAACCTCACCGGCCGCGTCAACTGGAGCAGCCAGCACGCCGCGCCACTCGAGTTCGGCACGGAGAAGATTGAGCCGCGGCCCTTCGGCCGTCGCGCCCTCGACGAGAACCGCAAGAAGGTGGAGGACCTGATCGCGGCCGGGATCGCCGAGGCGCTGAAATGAGCGCGCTCGATCTCAACCTCGCGGGGCCGATCCGCACGGCGATCCTCGCGATCAGCGACGTGACCGGGCGGCTGGCGACCTGGGAGGGGGAGCCGGCGATCTTCACCCGGCGCCCGGTGCCGGCCGATGCCGTCACGCCCTACCTCGTGATCTCGCCGGACGTGTCGATCAGCTACCCGGAGGACGCCCTAATCTCGAAGCGCCCCTTCGTGCGGCGCGACGTCACAGCCTACGGCCTCCAGGGCGACGTGCCGGAGTATCGGGCGGTCGAGGAGCTGGGCTATCTCCTCAAGGGCTTCTTTCATCAGAACCGCTTCGCCATCGACGTGCCGAGCTTCCACGTCGTCGACCTCATGGCCGCCGGCCCCATGGCCGCGCCCGTCGACGACGAAAAGCTCGTAGCGCGGGTGGTTCCTTTGTCGATCCGGCTCGAAGACTTGGCCTCGTGACCGAAGCCGTGCAATCCTCCGCGCCAAATCGAACCGCCCTCATCGCGCCTTGGGCAAGCGCGCTCGGCCGTCGTGAGACGCCCTATCCCTTGATGGAGCCCACCCCATGGGAGTGAATACCGCTGGTGGCGTCCGGTTCTTCATCGGCTCGCCCCAAGCCGACCCCGCCGATATCCAACTCGCGGATATGGAGGCGGACAGCTACGTCGAGATCGGCGAGGTCGAGGACGGCGGCCAGCTCGGCGACGAGAGCCAAGCGATCACCTTCACCGCCCTGAAGGACGCCCGCGTGCGGAAGTTCAAGGGGCCGAAGGACGCCGGCACGATCGCCCTCGTCTGCGGCGCCGACACCACCGACGAAGGCCAGGACGCCCTTGTGGCGGCCGAAGGCACGCCGCTGGACTACAACTTCAAGGCCGTCTTGAACGATCAGCTCACGCTCTCCGGCTCGGGGACCGAGCTGTACTTCGCCGGGAAGGTGATGTCGAAGCGCCGCAACATCGGCAACGTCTCCAACGTGGTCCGCTACACCTTCAATATCGGGGTCAACTCTCCTATCCTCGAAGTCGAGGCCACCTGATCATCGGGCTCCGGCCTCGGATAGCGGTCGGAGACTCCCATGGACGACAAGCCGACGCCCGGCGCGGGCGACGTCAAGATCACGCTCGGCGGCGAGGAGCACGTGCTCAAGTGCTCCGCGGAAGCCGCTATCGCGGTTAGCCGGATGCCGGGCGGCTTCTACGGCGTCGCCGGCCAGCCTGGCGTAGCGGCGCGCATCCTCGGGTGCGATATCGACACCATGAGCGCGGTGATCCGCGCCGGCCTCGGCCTCTCCGGCTCGGCCGTGAAGGGGCTGGAGGCCATGATCTACGAGAGCGGCCTCCTCGATATCCGCTCGCGCCTGTCCGGCTTCATCGGCGCCCTGGCGAACGGCGGGAAGCCGATCGTCGTGGAGGGTGGCGACGACGCAGACAAGGGCCCTCCCGGGGCCGGCGCCTAAGCGTCCTCGACTGGTACCTCTGGCTCCTTGAGGTCGCGATGGGCCGGCTCGGCTGGCCACCGGACGTGGCGATGCGCGCCGATCCGCAGCTCATCCTGCTCGCCTGGAACGGCTACCAGGAGGATCGCGAGGAGCTGGAG